ACTTGATGCCATAATTCTCCTAATACGGGTCTATTGGTGTCCAAACTTGACTAACCCCTGGGTTAATCTCGTTCCAAGTAATAATACCCGCGTCTTTTACTGTTAGCGTCATCGGTACACCAGTCGGTGTTACGTTTGCAGCCGCTGTAATACTAACACTTCCTGTGCCAATGGTCAATGCATTTCCTGTTACTGAAACGTTGGCTGCAGCTGTAACTGTGATTGTACCAATACCTAGAGTTAACGGTGTGGGATCAGGTGTTACATTGGCTGCACCACTAATTGTTAGTGATCCAAAGCCAAGTGTTAAAGGATTGCCTGTTGGCTGTATAAAAGCTCCTGCTAGTGCAGAAGAACTTCCAATTGCAAGAGTTAGTGCATTACCAGTTACATTAACAGTAACGTTCGGGTTAAAGAACGATGTTGATATTGGTGCACCAGATATGGAAGTTAGGCCGAGCATATTACTCCTATTGAAATATTACCTTTTTTAACATATAAGAATTATATAGTAAATAATATATAATGAAAGCTAGAAAATAACTATATGAAGACTGTGATATTGGATAATATTCTTTCTAAAAAAGAATTATTTTATATGTATAATCAAGTCATAAGCAGTCCAACGTGGAATATGACAGGTGTATCTGGACCACATAATGGTTTTATATCTTCACCTATTTTGATAGCTAAAGATAATAATGGTGGAACCCAACATTATCCATTCTGTCTTTGGGGACAAACTCTAGTTTATAGAATAGCAAAGTTATTAGAAAATCAAAATATAGGTATACCTACTGATTTAAATAGAATGTGGTTCAATGTTACTTATCACGGTAGAAAAACTCAACATTGGTTGCACCGAGATGATCAAGAAAATTCAAAATTAAAATCTATTTTATTATTTATGACTCCTGTTTGGCAGCCAGATTGGAGAGGTTCCTTTTATGTTGATGGTGAAGAGTTTAAATATAAACCAGGAAGTGCTGTGATATTTAATTCAAATGAATATCACAAAGGAGAATCCCCTATATCTGAAACATATAATTGGCAACGTATGTGTTGTAATATGGTGGTAGGATAAATTATGTTAGAAGAATTTGATATTCACATTAAAGATAATTTTTTAGATAAAGAAATATATAAATCAATTTATGATAAAATTCCTTTTTATACTTACTCAGGTAATTATGGTTATCATAATATAGAGGGTGCTTTAATAAAAGAACAAAATGATAATCCAGAACATTTATTTTATGGAGCTACTGTTGAAGAAAACATATCTAATTATGTAAGAGAAAAGTGTGAAAAATTATATAATAAAAAATTTAAAGAAAATTATACTGCATATACAATGGTAACAAGAACCACTCCAATGGTTCATTGCGATAAAGGAAAAAATACTTCTCATCAAATAATAATTTATATAAGAGGAGATGAAGGTCTTAATAGAGGAACGGGTTTTTATGTGAAAAATAATAATATTCATGAATTAAATACTCACATTGGTTTTAAAGAAAATAGAGCTATTTTTTGGGAATCTTCAGTTTATCATAGCCCATTAATCTGGAGTGACGACAATAAGAATAAAAGATTTTCAATCATAGCTCAATACAAAGAAAAATAATGATTAGTTTTATAGACAAAAATAATAAATTAAATGAAAGTAAAAGTAGTTTAAATGTTACTTATCCTAGAAATGTAAATATAATATTTGGAAATTATCCTCACCCTGACGTAATTCACAATTTTATTATAAGTATAAAAAATAACATAGATAAAAAAATGAGTAATTACACAAATGTAAAAGGAGGGATGACTAATTGGCTTTACTTTTTAGAGGACGATAGTTTTAAAAAATTTTTTATATATTTAATAAACACACATCAAACAACTCACCCATATCTTTTTCAATATTTTTTAGAAAGGTATAAAGTTACCAATGCTTGGGGAAATGAAATAAAACCAAATGATAGTTTAGATTATCACACACATCCTTGTTGGCACGGTATTCTTTATTTAACAAAAGGTTGTGATTTATATTTACCAGAGCTTAATATAAAAATAACTCCTGAACCTGGAGACTATTACATTTTTCCACCTGAAATACTACATGGTTTTGATAAATATGAAGGAGAGCAAAATAGATATAGTTTAATTTTTAATATACAACAAACTAATGAATTTAATTTTAAGAAAAAATTAGAAGAAAAAAATGATAGAGAAAACAGTTAATATAACTAATTTTATAGGAGTCTATGATAACTACATTCTTCCTGAAGAATGTAACAAAGCAATAGAATTATATGAAGATCAAAATAAATTCAATAATACATTTAATAGAATTACATCAGAAAATGCATCTGTATTACAAAAACAAGATCAACAGTTTTTCATGGGACCAGGTAATATTGATGTTTGGTGGGAAAACTTAAAACCAATGATGGTAAATTTTGATATCGCTTTAAAACATTATCTTGAGCAAACTGGAGCTAAAGAAGCTTACAAAGATCCTTTACATTATACTAGTTTAAAAATTCAAAAAACTTTACCTACAGAGGGTTATCATGTTTGGCATATCGAACATCAAAAAGGTCACGATAATGAATCAAGAGCTTTTGTTTTTAGTATATATTTAAATGATATAGAAGAAGGTGGGGAAACAGAATTTTTACATTTTTCAAAAAGAATAAAACCTAAAACAGGTAGAATAGTTATATGGCCTGCAGCTTTTCCTTATGTTCATAGAGGTAATCCACCTTTAATAGGTGAAAAATATTTACTTACTTCTTGGATAATGTTACGATGAATATGATGTAGGTCTTGGACCTTTTTCTGATTCTTCTCTAGAATCATTGTCCCAATCATGTTGTAATCTATTTAAATGTGCAGCATCCCATTTATCTATAAATTGACTTTGAAAATCTCCAAGATTAGCATCTGCATAAGTGCAGTGAGGTGTTGTATCTCTATGTTCTACTTCATCAGTAGATGGATTAGTTTCATATTGAATAGCCCAAATATTTGAAAATTTAGAATCAGACCAAAAAGGGTCTTCATTAAATATGTAACCTGTTCCAGCAGCATCACCTGTTTGTTTAATAATTAATTTATCATCAAATATTACTGTCCAGTTTGAATTAGTTGCCATTTTATCTCCTAAGTTTTTATAACATAAGTTACAGTCAAGTAAGGTTGTAAAACTGAAGTTGCATCTCCAGTAAAATTTGCACTCATGTTGTGTGAGTGTGCACCATTTTGACCAGTTGAATAATAAGTTTGTATAGTTGTTGGACCACCGCCACTATTTTTATATGGATATCCTTGACTATTTCCATCATAGTTACCACACAATACATCGTGTTGGTGAGCTGCAAGTTGTGCTGTTGTTAAGGTTGCATTAGCTGTTGAACCTCCAACATTTCCTGTAGAAGTAACTGTGTTTGCACCACCTGTAGATGCCAAAGCTTTGTTGTTAGATTTACTTACTGCTACTTTATCTTGTAAATCAGGTAAAGTAAAAGTTGATGAACCATCACCTGTACCATAAGTTGTGCCTATGATTGCAAATAAGGCAGCATAAGTTGTTCGTGACACAGCTGATCCATTACATTCTAAAAAACCAGTAGGTATAGAAGACGTAGTCCAAGGTACAATAGTTGCCGTTGGAATTCCTCCTGCTGTTGATCCTAGTCTAGTTAATGCCATAATTTATCCTATGTTATAATTTTGTATGCACCCCAAGTTCCAGCATCTTGTTCTGGAAATGAGCTACTTCCATTAATTGTTGAGTTACCACCAGAATTTTGATATGCATAAATTTCTAAATAATCAGTAGCATTTAATGTAAATGTTTGACCTAATTTTATTGTTGTAGGATCAGATGAATATTCTGTTGTTTTACTTACAAGAGAACCATTTTTGTAAATACCCATTTGAGCATCAGTTATAGTAGCATTATCATCATATCTAAATTTTCCCCAAACCCAATACTTCCCAGCTACTCCTGGTGTAAACCTATAATTACTTGAATGATCGTATGTTCCATCAGTATCAAAAACTTCTGCATCCATTGGTAGTTTTGTCCAAGTAGTATTAGCAATTGTTAAACCACCATCCATATGTGCTTGAAAAGCTGGTGTGTTAGTTCCAATCCCAGTTCCCGCTGTTCCGTTTATGTTAAACGTCGCTCCAGATGGAATACTGATCGTGTCACCAGATGCACCGATAGTAATAGTATTACTATTCTCGTTGATAATGTTATTACCGTCTGTGTCCTGTATAGTGTCTGCTTTTAATATACTTGTCATAATTTATCCTATTCTATAATTTTGTATCCACCAAAATAACACCATCCAGATGTTGCGTCTCTGTTGTTTCCATTATTGTGATAAGCATATAATTCAACATAATCATCTGCATCTAACTCTATACTCCATGTTCCTCTCGTTGAAGCTCCGAGTGTACCTGAAGTAGATGTCTGGTTAAGTGAAGTTCCATC